GATGCGGATGCGATGATCATCAATCAACGGAATGTTCTTACGGATGCTCTGCGCGAAATTCCGGGCCGACTTATGAGAATCCTCCGACTGCCTGGTGTGTGCATGATTACGGAAATAACTGGGGGACTGGATCCTGGGGTTGTATGTGTACTCCAGATTCCGGCCCCTGTGGTACGGTAGCTACGATGAGAATGTTTTACAATAAGGAGAAATATGGCCGGGGATAAGATCATAAACCTTATGCTTACTTGCGACTGCAATCTGGATTGTGTCTATTGTTACCAGCCTAAGGCCATGCGTAAGAAGGTCGGAATCTCCGATAAAACTGCCTTGGATGCGGTAGAGTTTATCCAGAGGGAATTCGGGGAAGATACGACGATCATGTTTTACGGAGGAGAGCCACTTTTGAGATTCGATATTATTTCCCGGGTAGTCCGGGAATATCCGCATCTGGTTTATAGGATAATTACGAATGGCTGCCTCATGACGGATCAAGCCATGAAATTCTTTATCGAATTTAGGGATCAAGTCGGCATTGTCTGGAGTGCGTCTATCCTTAACGAGAATATGGTCCAGTTGATGCGTCGGCTTAAGATAGGGGTCCATCTGGTTTCTTCCGATGGCCAGATCTTTGATATCTTTATGCGTCTCTATACCGAAGGTGGCCGGCTCTTCAAGCTTTCTCTTCCTAGGAAGTATGAACTAAATGATGAACAGTTGGGTCTCTACGCCCGGGAAATGAAGATGATTATTGATTTTATCTATGAAAAGGATCCTCCCAGGGTAAGCCTCATGGTCTGGGATCAGTTGGTCCGGGACGCAAAGAAGAATCGTAACCCTCTTTTCCATTTACTGCCGCATTATTGCGGTACCGGGGATCATACGCTTACGATCACTCCGGAAGGGGATGTCTATCCCTGCGACTGGTTTTATGGCCTGGATACTTTCAAGATGGGCTCGATCTATGATTGGAGCCCGACTTACTGGAATTCGACGGAGAGGATGTGGGGTCAACTTGAGAAGGATCGTAAGCAGCTGGGGAAGTATTGTAAAGGATGCGAAATCGAGCATGTTTGTAGCCGAGGGATGTGTTTAGCTGAAAATTTAGAACTCAACCGGGATATGTTCAAACCTACTGCGTACTGGTGTAAGGTCAATAAAATAGAAGTCGAACTGATGAAATATCTTTTTACAAAGGCAAGGGGAGAAGAATTAAATGCTCAACTCAATATCTGTTAAGGACGATTTTCTTTTTGCTGCGGATCTCTTCATTACGAATCGCTGCAATTTGCATTGTAAGTACTGTTTTCATAAGCAGGATGATAACACGATGTCTCTGGACCAGGCAAAAAGGATCCTGGATGAACTGCGCGCAAGCGACAAGATTAAGGAGCAATTTACCTTAAATTTTTTCGGAGGAGAGCCGTTGTTATATCCGGAACTGGTTAAGGCAATCATCGAATACGGAAATGCTACCTGGAAGGACCGTCAACTTAAATACTTTATTTCTACGAATGGTACTTACTGGGATGAGGATTTTTATAAATTCTTAAAGGCAAATAAAGTTATGGTCCAGGTTTCCGTAGATGGGACATGGGAACATCAAGAGCATAATCGCGGTCAGGCGACAAAGGTCCTGGAGAATATCAAGAAGATAGCTGAGATCCTGCCTGTTACCGGTCGGCTTACCTATTCTCCGGAGAATATCAACGATCTGGCCATAAACTGCGAATTCCTCTATGGCCTGGGAGTTAAGAGATTCATGCATCATAATATCATGGAAGTTGAGTGGAGCGAAGACGATATCACGAATTACATCCGGGAATTCTGGAAGTTAGTCAATTTACGTGAAAAATATAAGGACCTGGAAGTGCATTTTATCGAATATCCTTTGAGTATCCTCATGCAGAAAGAGGCTCCGACGGATGAGCATTGCGGATCCGGTAAAGGCCTTATTGCCATACAGACGGATGGATCCATTTATCCCTGCCATCGTGCAGCCAGTAACCGTATTTATAAACTAGGAAATATCGATAAAGGATTCAACCGGGGAATCTTCCGCCAGATCAGGAAATCCAGCGTCGAGAAATGTAAGACTTGCGAGGCCTCGAAGATCTGTCATGGCTGTATCCTTTGCAATATGGCCATCAACGGAGCTTTCTCAGAGCCATTGAGTTGGCAATGCAAGATTATCCAGGCGGAATATAAGATCCTCTCTCAGGTGGCCGAACGCATGAGCCTCATGAACATAAATTCTACAATCCTCTATACTGCGGAAACAGTCTATCAGACTGCGCGCCTAGTCAATTCTATAAATCAGAGGCTTAAGAATCTGGAGGAGAAGAAATGAAAGAATTTTACCGGGATCCCAAAGGATTTTTGATGATTTATGAAGGAGACTCTTTGCAGGCGGAGGAAGTGGTCCCAGTAAAGAGTGTCCAGTTAATTACTCTAACCCCTATCGCTCTGAAGAATATAGGAGAACATTACCCGGCTTTATGGACGAAACATCTGGCAACGGATAAGAAGAATTATAAGAATCTGGCCTGGAATGAATTTACCCAGAACTGGATTACTCTTATGGATAAGTTATTAAAAGATGAGGGCCATTTCTTCGTCGGATGCTGGGAAGCTGAGGTGGCCGTGATTTCTGCGGTGATGAAGACTACCGGTTATGATCTGGTTGAGAGTCTGGTTTTTGATCTGGCTAAATTTCAGAATCATCCGGATCTAGAGAAAGCCGATGGAGGACCTAGTGCCTATAAGCAGAAGAATGATTATTATCTTCTATTCAATAAGACCGGAGTAAAGACTGATATCGATATGAATAAGATCGATTATCCTAAGCAGTTGCTCCGGGAAGTGGTCAAGGTTATTACGCAAAAGGACGATGTTATCTTGCAGCCATTCGGTAATACTTCTAAGATCGCAGCCATCGCGCCGGCACTCTTTAGGAAATGTATCTGTATATCAGCGGATCCTTACTGGTGTCAAGTGGCTTTGGACCGGGCTATTGATGAGATAAAGGACCGCTACTGGTCCCGGAATTTAATGTAAAAGGAGTCTATTATGCCATTACTTAGAAAAGGCGTTGTGATGCCGGTTAAAGGTATCGATTACAGCATACCTTCTACCTTTATCTCTGATCAGAGCGGATTCCCAAAAAATATGTACTACTATCGGGGAGAATTACGCAAACGCCCCGGGAAGACTCTCGTCGGTAGCGCTATCGCCGGCGGCCAGATCATGGGCCTGGCTAAGTTGGAGTTAAATACCGGGATCAAATACCTGATCCGGACATCCAAGACCAAGATTGAAAAATACAATACATCCTCCCTGGTGTGGCAAGCAATCAGCGCGAGCGACTTTAGTGGAGGAGATGAGGATTTCTTTTCTTTTGCTACTGTTACGGAAGATGGACTTTCAATTATTTCTAATGGAGTTAATCTGATCAGAAAATGGCCAGGGTATGGCAATACCGCAGCCTTGGGTGGATCTCCTCCAAAAGCTAAGTATATGACTTATTTGTCCCCTTATTTATTACTGGCGCATATTGACGACGGAGTGAATGTAAATCCTTGGAAGGTACAATGGCCGGATACCGGAAATTGCCAGAAGTGGACCGGTGGAAACTCTGGAGCCGATGTCTTGGGAGATGAACCTTCTCCGATCCAGAATATCATGAAATTAAACGAATACGCGGCAGTCTATAAGAAAGAATCTCTCTGGCTGGGTCAGAAGGTCTCTACTACCGATATCTTTGATTTTAATTGTATAAGAACCGGTATCGGCCTGGCCTCTCCACGTGCGGTAGCTGAGGCCGAGGGCCAGCATTATTTTATGGCTCTTAACGATTTCTATGTTTGGAATGGCATGCAGCCTAACTCTATTGGCGCATCGGTAAGGGATGAGGTTTTTGACAAGGTTGACAGGAACAAGATGAATCGTTGCTTTGCTATTCATGTCCAAGAACTTACCGAGATCTGGTTTTTTATAATTATATCCGGAGATACATGGCCGAAAGAAGTCTGGAAGTATAATTATAGAAATGGCTTTTGGTATGTCGATACGTGCTCCGAACTTACCGCAGCCATAAAGTGGGAGAAAATCTTAAGCGAAAGCTGGGATGACGATAATGGCACAAAGATTTGGGATGAGGCTTTGGATCTTTGGGATGCCGGAGATTCGATCGCAGACTGGGAAGAAGTTGTCTTTGGAAATAAAGATGGTAACACGATGAAACTCGACTACACAAAAGCTGATGATCTCGGGGTGGCAGTCGATGGAGTTTTTGAGACAAAGGATTTTATCGGTAATTCCTTAGAGTTAAAATCCCGATGGCTGCAAATAGATTTCTGGGCCAGAGGGTCCAGCGGAGCAAAACTCTACATCGATTATTCTATCGACGGAGGAAGTACCTGGATTAATGTACCTTATTCGTCGAGTAGGACCTATATTGAACTTACGGAGAAACCGGTCCAGTACAATGTTTATTTTGATGTTTATGCATCAGAGATTAGATTCCGGACTCGTAACTCTGAATCCGGGCAGATCTTTTACATCAAGGCGTTTTTTCCTTATTATCTTTCAAAGGAACAGAGGAGGTAATATGAATGAGGGGATTAAAGCAATCTTTGACTATGGGATTTATCCAGTAGCTTTCGTAGCATTTGCAACCTTTTTAGTCTGGCTGATTAAATATATCTTAAAGTGCAACCGGGATCGCGAAGAACGGTATATTGATATAATCAACGGAGATTTAAAGGATCAGAAGATAGCGGCGCAGTTATTGGCGAATACATTAACGAATTTTGCGCAGGCAGTTAGCAACGCGCATGAATACCAGCGCCAAGAGCACAAAGATCAGATAGCTACTCTTTCCGAAGTTGTCGGCGGCTTACAGAAAGTCTGCGCCGTGTTAAGTGTGAATAGATAAAAAAAGGAGGTGTCAGATGAAGGTAATAAAATGGCTGGCTGCGATTCTGGCGACTGTTATCGGATTCGCAGAGGTGATTTTGAAATTCTTAAAGGAACTTTTGACGCTGGTCGTGGATATCCTTTTCCCAATTATCCCGGCGGAAAGTTTTAAGAAGATAGTTACCACGATACGCGCCTGGGTGGATATCGGATATAACTGGCTCAGCGCAAATAAGGATAAGATCCTTAAGTGGATAGGAGTAATCAATGGCTGAGGGAGAGAAATTCGATATTAAAAAGTTCTTCGCATCCTTCTTCCAGCTGGTCCCCTGGTTAAAAGACGCGCGGACAGTCCTGGGGATAATCCTGGTTATCGCTGCATGCAGTTTGGTCTGGAGAATCTTCTCCGGTAAACCACAGACGCAAACGCAGTCAATGAGGATTTATCCTTTTAGTTTTAGTACTGTAACCTTTGCACCACAGCAGTCTCAGAAACAGGAGATCAAAAAGCGCCCCTGGTGGTTACCAATTCTATTCGTCGAGGGATATGGTTTTACGGAAACCTCAGGAGTTGGCAATAGTAGGACAGGAGTCGGAGGCAAAGCTGGAGGCAGGTTGGAATGGTAAGGATAATTTTTATTGCCGCATGCGCCT